AACTACAATCACTATCTCAATATGATACGTGATATCACTGGTCTCAATGAAGCGCGTGATGGCTCTATGCCTGACCCTAACTCGCTCGTAGGGGTACAAAAACTAGCGGCACTAAACTCTAACGTAGCTACTCGTCATATCTTGGATGGTAGCTTGTTTATCTTGAAGTCGTTGGCTGAAGCTTTGTCGTGTAGGGTGGCCGATATATTGGAGTATGCGGACTTTAAGGAGGAGTTTGCCAATCAAATCGGTAAGTACAATATATCTATTCTTAATGATATTAAGGATTTGTATATCTACGACTTCGGTGTCTTTATTGAGATAGCTCCTGATGAAGAGCAGAGGGCTATGCTCGAGCAGAATATCCAGATGGCTTTATCTAAGAACGACATCAACTTGGAGGACGCTATCGATATCAGAGAAATTAAAAACATTAAGTTGGCAAACCAACTCCTCAAGCTCAAGCGCAAGAAGAAGCAAGAGCGCGAGGAAGCTATGCAGCTTCAGCAGCAGCAGATGCAGGCTCAGCAGCAGTTCGAATCTCAGAAGCTGGCTACAGAGTCTCAGATGATGAAGATACAAGCCGAGGGTCAGCAAAAGGTGCAGATTAAGCAGGCCGAGGTGGCTTTTGATATTGAGCGTATGCAAATGGAGGCTCAGCTTAAAAACCAGTTGATGCAGCAGGAGTTTAATTACAATATGCAACTCAAGGGTGTAACTGAGGAACTTATTGCTGGACGAGAGGATATGCGTGAAGACGCTAAAGCAAAGCGTATCAGCCAGCAGAATACAGAGCAGTCGAAACTAATTAATCAGCGTAAGAATAACTTACCGCCTATCAATTTTGAATCAAATGAGGATAGCCTTGATGGCTTTGACCTTGCTGAGTTTGAGCCACGATGAGGTCGGTAAAAAATAATTATCTTCGCACAAATTAAATACAATGGAAATTAAAGTACGAGACCTAGGCGTAGTAGAAGAGAAGTCTGTTGCAGAAGTGGAACAGGAGCTTCTTGAAAAGCACGAAGCCGAAATAAATGGTGAAACACCTGATGAACCAGTAGCTGAAACTGTGTCGGAGCCGACACAAGATGAGCCCGCTGGTTTAGATGAGGAACAAGTTCTTTCATTTCTAAAGGACCGATACGGAAAAGAGATTAACACCGTAGGGGAGTTGTTTGAAGAGCGCGAGTCTGCGCCTGAGCTCCCTGAAGATGTAGACGCTTATTTCCGTTTCAAAAAAGAGACGGGGCGTGGGCTCAAAGACTTTGTTGAACTCAACAAGGACTATGACGAAATGAACCCTGACGCACTCTTAGCGGACTACTATCTAGCTACAGAAGACGGTTTAGATGCCGACGATGTAAAGAGTATGGTAGACGATTTTAGTTACGATGCAGACCTTGATGAAGAGGCTGTCATCCGTAAGCGAAAAGTCGCTAAGAAGAAAGAGGTTAATAAGGCTAAGAAATATTTCTCAGACCTTCAAGAGCAATATAAGGTACCGCTTGAGTCAAGCGGGAATCCTTTGTCTGGCGAAGAGAAAGAAAATTTTAAAGCCTATCAACAATACGTGAAGGAGTCTAGTAGTGTCCAACAAGAAAACGCTCGTCGTAACGAGTGGTTTCGGGATAAGACTGACGAAGTTTTTTCTGATGAATTCAAAGGTTTTGAATTTAAGGTCGGAGATAAGGACGTCACTTTTAACCCAGGTAGTGCTAGCGAGCTGAAGAAAAACCAGACTGACATTATGAACTTTATAAATAAGTTTATGGGGGACGACGGTTTGATTCAGGACGCAGCAGGATACCATAAGGCTTTGAGCGTTGCAATGAATCCTTCTAAGTTCGCCCAGTTCTTTTATGAGCAGGGCAAAGCTGACGGAGTCGAAAACATCAGTCGTAAATCCAAGAACATAAATATGGATTCGCGAAAGGTGCCTGAGACATCGAGGAAGGACGGAATGCAAATTCGGAATGTAAATTCCGATTCGGGACGCGGACTAAAAATTAGAAGCGCCCGTAGAGTGTAATATTTAAAAACTAGAAAAAATGGCTGTACAAACAACCCCTGGGTTTGATTTAACCCCAGCTCCAGTAAAACAAGCTCTGGAGACAAATTATATCACTAATTTTGATTTCTTAAACCAGTATCTTCCCGATACGTACGAGAAAGAATTCGAGCGCTACGGAAATCGTACTATCTCTGGCTTCTTGCGTATGGTAGGAGCGGAGATGCCTTCTAACTCTGACCTCATCAAGTGGGCTGAGCAAGGGCGTTTGCATATTAAGTATAATAACGTAAATGCAGATGATGCTGTTGGCGGTGGGGCTACTGCTACAGCGTTTAATTATACAATTACCCTTGGTGGCGGTGAGACACGCGCTTCTCTACGAAAAGGGCAAACAGTTATGATTTCTGCTAATGCAGGAACTCTTTCTAACAAAGGAGTAATTGAAACTGTAGGCGCTGTAGCTGCTGGAGCTTTTACTATTGGGGTACGCCTTTATGAGGCGGACCAAGCTATGGCTCAAAATACTAACTGTAGCCTTTTTGTTTATGGTTCTGAATTTGCTAAAGGAACAAATGGTATGACAGGGTCTTTGGAGGCTCAAGATAACTTCTTTGAGAATAAGCCAATTATCTTAAAGGACAAGTACGCCGTTAACGGTTCTGATATGGCTCAAATCGGTTGGGTTGAAGTAACTTCTGAAAACGGAGCTACTGGCTACCTATGGTATTTGAAGTCTGAGCACGAGACACGTCTTCGTTTCGACGATTACTTGGAGACTGCTATGATTGAAGCTGTACCTGCTGCTGCTGGCTCTGGAGCTTTGGCTTATTTAAGTAACGCTACTAATGCGGCAACTGGTGGAGCTGTAGGAAGTACAGACGCTGGTTCAGAAGGTGTGTTCCACGTAGTTAACAACCGAGGAAATGTATTCCAAGGTATTCCAACTACATTGGCTGAGTTTGACACTATCATCCAGCGATTGGATAAGCAGGGTTCTATCGAAGAGAATGTAATCTTCGTTAACCGTGACTTCTCATTCGCTATCGACGATATGTTGGCTGCTCAGAACTCTTACGGTACTGGTGGTACTTCGTATGGTCTCTTTGACAATGACGAAGAGATGGCGTTGAACCTCGGCTTCCGTGGATTCCGACGTGGTTATGACTTCTATAAGTCTGACTGGAAGTACTTGAACGACCCAACTATGCGCGGTGGTTTGAATGGCGGTAAGGTAGATGGATTGTTGGTGCCAGCTGGTTCAACAACTGTATACGACCAAATTATGGGTAAGAACGCTAAGCGACCTTTCCTCCACGTTCGGTACCGCGCTTCAGAAACTGAAGACCGTCGTTACAAGACTTGGATTACTGGTTCTGCTGGTGGAGCACGTACTAGCGACCTCGACGCTATGGAAGTCAACTTCCTGTCTGAGCGAGCTGTATGTACGCTCGGCGCGAACAACTTCTTCTTGTTCCGTGACTAATCTCTGAAAGGGAGGGGGCAGTAAAACCCCCTCCCCTTTTTCTTATAAATTCTTAATTCAATAAAATGAAAAAACAAGCTCAACTAGTAGACAAAATCTACAAGCTTAACCGCGACGTGGCACCGTTAACCTTTACGCTGTCTTCCCGCAACACCGCCCGTAAGCCTCTTATGTATTTTGACGGACAAGTCAATCGCGCTTTACGGTATGCTCGCAATCAGAAAACTCCATTCGAGGACGAGCAAGACGGAAACTTTATTTTAGAACCAATCGTCTTTGAAGACGGGTTCCTTTCGGTACCAAAAGAAAACCAGGTACTACAGCATTTTTTGAGTCTGCACCCTGACTCAGGCTCTACCTTTTCTGAAGTCAATAAAGAGAAGGACGCTCAGGAGGAGCTAGACCATATGGTTGTCGAGGCGGATGCTTTGGTGGCTGCGCGTAAGATGAGTGTGACGGAGATGGAAATGATTGCTCGGGTGCTCCTAGAGATTGACCCTAGTAAGCTGTCTTCTGCTGAGCTCAAGCGCGATATCTTAATCTTAGCTAAGCGATACCCTTCTGACTTCTTGGAAGCGCTAGAAGACCCCTCTTTGGACCTGTACGGCAAGGTGTCATTAATCCTTGACAAAGGTCTTTTGGGTATGCGTAATAACGGACGCGACATCCACTTTAACTTGAAGACCAATAAGAAGCGTATGATGACGGTTCCTTTTGGTGAAGACCCGAAGTCCGCTATCGCGGCCTACTTGCAGAGCGATGACGGTATCGAGGTCTTGAAGATGCTTGACAAGCAGCTAGAGTAATTTTTTAAAAGACCTATCTTTGGTCTTTATTCATCCATAAACATTTTTTCAAATGGAAAAGTATCTAAGTATCCCCGTAACGAGCAAAGGCAATCAACTCCTTAGCTGTAACGGTATTTTAAGCGTTACCACTGCCAGCGCAACAGCCACTGATGTCGTTATTACATACAAATCAGGAACTACAGCAACTATCACGTCTGCGGCCCAGGTTAATTTTAATATGCGTAATCAAATCCAGAAAGAGCTAGCCCTTGCTTTAGCCACTGGTTGGACCAATGTGTCTCGTGAGGTATCCCCAGTCAAGGCGGTTTCTGGAATCGTAGTAGCTTAATGATTATGGAAAAGTTTTTAACCCTTCCAAACCTGCCCGTAGTAACGGGGGTTGCTAGCGGTCCAGTTCCTTTGGCTAACGGCACTACTAGTGGCACAGCCGATGGTTTTTTGGTTGATACAGCCGCAACGTTTTTTGATGATGGAGTTGAAGCGGGTGATGTTGTTGTTAATATCACTTCGGGTGCCACTACTACGGTTCTTACTACACCTACCGCAGATGGCGATAATTTAGCTATTGCTAACGCAGAGGTAGACTTCTTTGAGACAGGCGATGCGTATCGAATTATGCTTGCTGCTGACGCAAATAAACTTGTTGATACAGGAACTAGTTTTACAACTGATGTATCACCTGGAGATGTAGTTCTAAATGGGGTTTTTGAAGAAGCTACGGTTGTTACTGTTGACTCTGATACTCAGCTTACGCTTAGCGCTCCTATTATTAGTACTGCACCTGCTGCGCCTGATGCAGACACTTACTATATTTATAGCGAAGGCGACAATGATGGAGATATTTTGCTTCCCATCACAGGAATAGCTGATGTAGAATACGCAACTAGTCTTCTAGAAGCTATTACTTATGTTGATAGAACTGTCGGAGGAAATTTAAATACTATAGCAATAGCTCATACAGCTGATGCTTCTTCTTACGCTTTTCATAACGCTTTAACTAGCGCTATTGTAAACGCGTATGAGCGACAGTGGAAAGACGTATCTATTCCGTTGGTCTTACCTCAAGGTATGCGGATTATAACAATGGCATAACTCTAAGAAAGAGTTTTTCTTTCATAAAAGGGGTCACAAATTGTGGCCCCTTTTTTTGATTTATCTTTGTCAAAAGCGTCCCTATGATAGATTCGGTAAGAAATACAGTATTGTCGATACTGAACAAGAATAATTTCGGGTATCTCTCTCCAGCAGATTTTAATTTATATGCCAAGCAGGCACAGCTCGAGATATTTGACCAGTACTTCTACGACTATAACTACCAGATTAATAAGGAGAATATTCGGCAGTCTGGTACGGGCTATGCTGATATCACAAGAAGCCTTGAGGAAGTTATCGATACCTTTTCTACGGTAGCTAATTTCACTACCAATACGTTTGCTCTTCCAGCCGATTATTTTCTTCTCAATAAACTACTCCCTACAGGAAGCAACTACGAGATGGAGCAGGTATCAAACTCAAAAATTAATTTACTCCTCTCTTCGTACCTGACCGCGCCATCGCTGAGTTTCCCTGCATATGTGCAGAATGGGAATAATGCAACGGCATATCCTAACACTATTACCTCGGGAACAATTCAGTATATCCGCTACCCGCTAGAGCCCAACTGGACGTACTCAACACTTACGGCAGGCGAACCTGTATTTGACCAAGGCCAAGCCGACTACCAAGACTTTGAGTTGCCTGCTGATGACGAGCCTCGATTGGTAAATAAGATTTTACAGTATTCAGGGGTATCAATACGTGAGATGGATGTGGTAAATTATTCACTGGGACAAGAACAGCTAGACGACCAAGCAAGCAAGTAATATGGCATACCTAACTCAATACCAATACTACGAGAACGCTGGAGCTTCACCTGAAGACGCGAACTGGGGTTCATATCAATACGTGAGCTTGCGCGATATCGTCAGCAACTACCAGCTTATGTACAGCGGTAACAACGAGCTGGTCAACGAGAAGTCTCGATATAAGATTCTGTTTCACGCTAAGCGGGCGATACAGGAGCTCAACTACGATGCGTTCAAAGAGATTAAGGTATTGCAGCTTAACGTATCGGACGACTTGCGGTTTATCCTTCCTAGTGACTATGTCAACTGGGTTCGGTTATCTATGTTTAAGAACGGGGTGGTATTCCCTTTGACTGAGAATATTCAGGTTACCAGCGCACAGGCTTACTTACAGGACTCCAGCAATCGTATTTTGTTTGATGAGTCGGGGGCGGCATTGAAGCCAGAGTTCTCTCCTATAGACGAGGCCAGGCTGAATAAGACCTTGAAGTCTATGTATCTCAACGAAAACAGCCCATATGACGGATATGAAGGGTGGTGTATTGATGGTATGTGGTATTTTGACTTCCCTGTAGGCGGCGCGGCATTTGGCCTCAATACAGAGACGGCTAACGCCAATCCTACGTTTCGTATCGACCCCAAGGCTGGGGTTATAAACTTCAGCTCGGCTATGTCGGGTGAGAGCTGTATCCTTGAATATGTGAGCGATGGTATGGAGGGCGGTGATGACTCACTAATTACGGTAAACAAACTTTTCGAAGACTACGTTTATGCGTATATCTCCTACGCATTGCTGAACTCACATATGGGTACACAGGAGTACGTAGTAAATCGGTCAAAGAAAAATAAATCCGCTTTACTGCGCAACGCAAAGATTCGTATCAGCAACATACACCCTGGGCGTCTTTTGATGAACTTGCGCGGACAAAATAAGTGGATTAAATAATGGGCAACGTAAAGAGACACTTTATTAAGGGGCGTATGAACAAGAGCGTCGACGAGCGCCTTGTTCCTAATGGAGAGTATATCAACGCGTTGAATGTACGTCTCGGCTCTACGGAAGGCTCTGAGGTAGGCTCTGTAGAGAATTCCAAGGGAAATACTAAGCTTACTACTTTACAGTATAAAGGCGTTGATTTAGATTCCGCTCAGTGTATTGGCTCATTTGAGGACGGTGTCAATGAAACTATTTACTGGTTTATTCACGACGGTTCTAATACCACTTCATCGACTGGAGTGGTAGATATGGTTGTTTCGTATAACACCAATACCGACCTTCTTGTATATCACGTAGTCAGCACTAGCGTGCTTAGCTTTAACCCTACGTTCCTTATCACTGGAGTTAATAAAGTTGAGGACTTATTATTCTTTACCGACGATGTTAACCCGCCGCGTAAAATTAACGTCACGCGCAGTT